TTAAATCTAGCACTAGCACAAATATTTAAATAATCAATAAAGATAACTTGTGGTCTAAAACTTTTCTTTAACGCAAGTTCATTTAATAAACTTCTAAAATGACCACTATGAGCAGAAGCAGTAGGATATTCTTTTATAATTAATTGACCAGTAGTTTTGCCTTGTAGTTTAGATAACTTGTTATCATACAATTGTTTAGGCATTGTGTGTAAATCATCTATTGTTACGTCAAATAAATTAGCGTCTATTCTTTCAGCAATTCTTTCCTCAGCCATTTCTAAAGTAATATACAATACATTTAATCCTTGTGTCAAAAATGCTGAAGCAGCATGACACATAAACAAAGATTTACCAACACCTGTACCTGCGAGAGCAACATTTAAAGTTTTACTAGGCACACCGCCTTTTGTAATCTTGTTAAAGAAAGATAAATCAAACTTATATTTCTTTTCTTTTGTATGGTACCAATCAAATCTAGCTTGAGCATCGCCGATATAATCATGCCCAATATGATTATCAAAACTAACTGCTAATGCCTCAGATAAAATATGTGGTATTGCCTCTGGCGATCTTTTCTTATCTTTATTATCTAATATTTTAATACCATCTAATACAGCATTGTGTACAGCACGATCTTTACAAAACTTTTCAGTTGTATCTAACAACCATTGTTGTTCAACTTCTTCATGTTGTAAAGTAGATAAGGTTTCTTTTACTTGTTTTAATTGTTCTTCGTTAATATCTTTTCTTTGATTAAGTTCTATTAGTAAGGATTCTTTAGTAGGTAAATTTTTATATTCTTGTACAAACTTATTAATCTGTTCAAATAATAACTGTTCTTCTTTTTTATTAAAATAATGTGGTTTAACAAAAGGTAATGCTTTACGAGTAAAGTCTTCGTTGAAGACTAAATTTCTCAATATAGTTATTTCAATTCTTTCGTTATTATTCAAAGATGATAGAGCCATTTTTAAGTTGTTCTTCCACTAGTTCTACTAGTATATCACCAATATACACTTTAAATTCTTCCGTGTCAATGCTGGTTTTACTAGGGTTTGATAAAATGTCAAATGTAAATTTTAAAGGTATTTCACCATCTGCGTTTTCTGTCTGAGAAAACTTAACGTGATTATATTTGTATATAATATTTTTAAACTTACCTTCAGTAAGTTTTATACAACTAAAATCATCACCTTCTTTTTGAGCAAAGACGTATCTTTTATTCTTCGTCTTGTCCGTATGTAAATTTTCTTTTGGCATGTTCATCAATTTTATCTAATACTTCTTTTGTAAAATATTTTTCGGGATCATCATTGATGTTTTTACCAAACACTTTTGAACCATCAGGCATTTCATATCTTGTAGATACTTTCTTAAATATACCTGCCTCTTCACCAAGTTGAAGAAGACCATAATACTTGTCTAATCCTTGCTTGTATGTTAGTTTGACATCAATTTGTGCGTTCTCTTTTGTTAAACGTGATTTATAATTTTTACAATGAATAATATTACCAACTACCTCTGTACCGTCTTTTTCTTTACGTTTACCTAGATAGATGATTGATGAAGCGGCATATTTTAAACCTGAACCACCGCCCATTTCTTTTTGTGGAAACATAGAACCTATCACATCATAAGTGTGATTGGTCATAATCATAGGTATATTTGCTTTACCTAATTTAAGTGTTAAAACTCTAAACGTTGATTTGACTATTTGTGATCTAGTCATATCTCTTGTTTCTTTACCAGCGGCAGTATCTTCCATTTCTTTTGTAGTAGATAACATTCCTAAACTATCTAATACAAACATCAAAGGTTTTCTATTTGCCTCTGGTTGTTCTAAATATTTGTCTATAATTTTTATTGATTGACTTCTAAATTCTTGTACTGTAGCGACAGGCACAATAACCATTCTACTTGAATCAACACCTCTACTCTCAATCATTTCTTTTGAGATAGCACTTTCTGACTCAAAGTAAATAACACCTGCGTTATCGTCTGTATCTAAAAAATGTTTAGCAATACCTAAGGCAAAAAATGTTTTACCTGTTGCTGCCTCACCTGCGATTGCTGTAATTTTGTTTCCAGGCATACCACCGTAGATACTACCTGATAATAAAGCGTTAAATGAATAAGAGCCTGTGTCTATAAAACTTGTTACGTCTGCTGAATCAACACCGTCTGCTACGATTGTAGCGTATTCATTGCCTGTTTCTTTTATTATATCTTTTAAAAAATTGCTCATATCAAACTCCTATAATTTAATCTCATTAATATAACATATCTTATCTATTTAGTCAAGGTTAGTCTTAAATTTTAGATTACCTGACACTGTAATTCGTTCTTCATCACTAGTATAAAAAGGGTAAACAGCGTGATATTGACTAGCAGAGAACATAAGCATTTTACCTTCAAAACTTTTATCAACTGGTATCGAATCAAACATAGGTTCACCTAATAAATCTGTATTTAAAAAACAAAGTTTAGATGTAGAGTTTACATTAAAATCACCTTGTGTATTCATTTCTGGAAATACTTTTAATTCTTCTTTTAAATCGTATGGTATTTTTACAAATATTATAAATGATATAAAACCTGTATGTTTATGAAAAGGATTAAACTCATGTTTCTTTTGATAATTAATCCATAATTTATCTAAAACAACTTCGCTTAATTCTGTATTATGTTTTGCTCTAGCAATTACAATATCATTCATTTTAGAAAAGTTTAATGATTGACTTGTAATCCATGTTGACACTTCACCAGGTACATTTTTAAACCCATATTCTTTTTTAATATGACCTGCTAATTGTGTTTGAAAAGGTATTTTGTTAGAATCATCTTCTTCTTTTAAGAAGTTCATCACATATTCTGGTACTTCGGTATGACCCAACATTCGGGTGCCGAAGTATTCAATACTTTTTTCCCAATTCGTTTGTTCTTTCATAATCTTTTTTTGCTCTTAATATAACTTTTCTCGCTGTAGGCGATAATTGTTTAACATCTAATTTTCCATCTTCATACCACAACTGATATTTAGGATCTTTTGGTATCCAATCTTCAGGTGGATCTTCATACTCGGCAGGATCAATTTTATTCCATAACTTATTTTTAATTTCATCTACACTAACCATACCGAAATCACTATACACTCTGCCATCAAATCTTTCTGACATCATGTTTATTTGTTCTCTATTGTATTCTACCTTTCGTTGGTAGTCCCAATATTCTTTTTTAGAATTATACTCTTTTGGTTGTATAGTCATCATAACTATTTATTCAAAAAACTGATCTAATGTAGCAACTCTGCTGTTTCTAAAAAAGTCTAACTGATCTTTAGGACCAAAACACCAAACATTTTCTATGAAAGTAGATGATTCAAATTTTTTCTTTTCTTCTTCACTTTCAAATAGTTTGTCTGACTTAGGTCTTTGTCTAATCTTCATACCTATTTGACCTAAAAACTTATCTTTAAATCTATCAACTAACTCATCGCCACTTCTATATCTTTTACCTTTAACCATTGGGTCCATAATGTTTACAAAATTATATGTCGCATATTTGTCAACTATCTCAGCAGTTTTTAAGTAAAAATTATCACGCCACTTTTCATATGTATCATACTTGTGCCAACTTTGATTTTCTTCTTCGTCATAACCTGCGTTATATTTTTCAGTAGAGAAATAAGGAGGACTAGTAAATGCCACATCAAATTTACCTGTACATAAAGGATCGCCACGAGTTAAATGTTTCAAACTTAATTGTATTTCATTTAAATCCTCAGAACCCATTTTAAATATACTAACATGTTTATTACCTAATATGTTAAAGTAATGTTCGTGTTCATATATTTGAGGATCATTACAACCGTTTAACTTTTCATAGTATATACATTGTTCTTTATATCTTTCAAACGTATTAGGATTAGGATCGCAACCTACATAAAAGAAAGCTTTAGAAGCATAAAACCCAGCAAGTCTATCGCCCCAACCACAACTAGTATCTAATACATATCTTGCGTTAGTCATATCATAGATAGTTTTTGCTACAACAGGTTTAAATTGTGTAGCAATATATGTACCTAATCTAATGACTTCTATATAACTTTCAGGTGATAAATCTGCTTTACTATTTACACCACGCCATAACCCACCTAGTGTTGACCATATTTCTTTGGGTGTGCCTTTTTCCCATGTTTCTTTAGGTGATTTAATTTTATATGTACCACAATCTAATCTTAAATCTTGGTGAAAAGCATTTGATATATCGTTAAATTGAGAAGACGCTTCAATCAAACCTAAACCATATTTACTATATGGGTATTTGTAATCATCATATTTTTCAAAGACATGATTTTGATTCTGATCTTCAGGTGTACAAATCTTTGATGTATCAAAGTTAATTAAGTCGTAAAATACTTCTCTAACTTTTTCTTTTGTTATAGTTCTTAGAGGAAATTTAGGTTTTTCAGTAGCAATATATTCTGATAAAGTCTCTCTAAAAACTTCTTTTGTATAAGTGTCCGTAAGTCTCTTAAATTGTATTGAATCACATACTGGTAATTTATTTTCATCTGAAAATGTATGTAATTCTTTATATAAATTATCATTTTTCATCTTCATTATTCCATAAAATTAACATAAAAATTATTGGTAAATAACATAATATAACACATAATATCGCCAAAGTCAAGGTCATATAAAAAATTTATTATGTTTATTCAACCTTTCGTTTATAACTGGTATATACTTATCTGTTTTTTCTATTAAGTAATATTTTCTTTCTTCTAATAAGGCTGCCTCACCAGTTGTACCTGAGCCAGCAAATGGGTCTAATACTATACCATCTTTAGGTGTAACTAATTTAACTAAGTATCTCATTAAATCTAAAGGTTTTACAGTAGGGTGGTCTGTATCACCTTTCTCTTTTTTATCTGGTTTATTACAATAGAAATAATCTGACCATGTTTCAGATAATCCATCATGTATTACGTTAGCAGGCCATCTGCCTTTTGTAATACCAAAAGGACTTTCTTCTTTTAAACCTAATTTGTAAATATTCTTTTTGTAATCTACGTTTCTTCTATTCTTATTAGTATCTTGTATCAAATCGCCTACTCTACATTCATCTAAATTTAAATGTTTATTTACACCCTTTCTTGCCATGACAATTGGTTCGTGTGCTGGTTTTAGTAAGTTTCTTTTTTTAGGAAAACCTGTGCCGTATATCCAATTTATCATATCAAATATTTCAAAACCTGCGTCTTCAATAGCAGTTGCCATTCTATGATAGTTTCTTGTGGCAGCAAACGCTAGTAAAACACCTTTAGGTTTTATAGTTCTATAAACTTGTTCCCAAAATTCTTTTTGAAACGCTATATCACCACCATCCCATTCTTCGCCCATAAATCCTTTTGATAGTCTTTGAAAAGAACCATCTTTACCATATTTAGCAGTTGTGCCTTTTGTAAATCTTTTTACAATAGATGTTAAGTGATAAGGTGGATCTGTAACTACTGAGTCAAATATATCTTCATCTAAAGTTTTTAGATGTTCTAAACTATCAGCATTAATAATTTTATTAGATTCCATAACTCAATAAAAAATATCTCATCATTAAACATATTACAATAAAATGAGGTATAGTCCAATTAGTTCTTATTGCTAATATGCCACCTGTAGCAAATCCCCAATGTAGAGATATACCTAACATTATCATAAATTCAACTACACTCATTCAAAAAAACTTTCTAAACTTGCCTTAGGTTCAGCCGACCAACCAATGGCAGATAAGATAAAACTAATAGGATCAATAA